GCACAGCTTTATTGAATACTGACGTTCTGGAAAGTCAAGAACAAGGCAAGCAGCTAAGCGCTTGGAGTTGGGAAAAATAAATTAACTTTTAACAAACAAGGTAAAAAACATGGATGAACTAGAAAGCCAAATACTCGAACTTTTAGCTATCAGTAACCCAGATGATAAGACAGATTTAACCAAATAATAAACCATGCTATACTGCCCTTATTAACATAAGGGCTTTTTTATGCCAAAACGACTACTACAAGCCAGAAACACATTAACGATAAACAAAGACCGCATAAGCCGCAAGAATGTGCGAGATAAAGAGCATATTATCATATCGGGCGTCGCTCACATGATTGGTGATGCTGTAATGAATAAAATTCATTACCCAATGGCTGAAACGCAATCGCTATCTAATTCATTGGGCAATAAGCGTGTTGTTATGCCATCAAGTCACCCGCTTGGCGATAACGGCGAGTTTATAAGTGCATCTGACCCGTTGGCATTAATGAGTAACTTTGTCGGTGCATTTGCGTTTAACTTCTCCATCAAGGATGATCGACTTATTTCAGATGTTGCCATTGATCCGGTATTCGCAAATACAAGCGCAAACGGCAAACAGATAATTGATGCTATAAACGCTGGTGAAGCAATCGACGTATCAACAGCATTTTATTTAAACGTTGAAGATGTAGAGGGTTTCGGTAGTGATGGTGAACCATTCACAGGAGTTGCTTCTAACCTATGCCTAGACCATATTGCATTTTTACCAAACGAATCAGGGGCAAAGAATAAAATTGAAGGTATTGGTCTAAACACTAACAGCGCCATTGATGTTGACGGCAATGAATTGGATACCGATATAGCAGAATTATTCAATAACGCATCAACCCCGGCAATGAGCTTGCCATTGGCACCCAAGAGCTTTACATGGAATGAATCAGCCGCATTAAATAGAATAAAGAAGTTCACAAATAGCGAAACAAAGCCTAGTACAAACTTCCGTAAATTTTTCTTAAACTTCGATCAAACAAATGTAGATTCATTCGGTAGTTATACGGGGTTATTTGCCGACATTATCGACGGAGTGCCACACGCTGTTAAATCACCCATTGAATCCGCTGTTAATAATGATAATGCTGAAAAGTATAATCAGAGATTTGCAGCAAATAAAGATGGCGTGTTATCTAAAACATGGAATGTAATAAAATCATTATTCACCAATGACAAACATGAATTGAGTCATGACAACATCAGTGACAAGATACGTGAAAAACTAAATGAAGGCCGTTCCGATGGTGATAGACACTTTTGGCCAATTGATGTTTTTGATACCTATTTTGTATATCGTGCTGATGGTGGTACACTATTTAGACAATCATACGCAATGACTGATGACGAGATCGTTTTTATCGGTGAACGCACAGAAGTTGAACGTGTGGTAGAATACAAAAAATTTACTAATGACAACGGAGATCGCGTTATGCGAAAAAAACTCATTCAGGCATTAAATGCCGCAGGTGTAAAAACGGAAAATTTAGACGATGATGCGATCTTGACAGCATATAATAAGCTTCACAAAGACGATGAAGGATTAACGGAAGAAGAAATCCTAAAAAGAAAGAAAAAGAAAAAAACAGTAGAACCTAAATCTAACAGTGGTGATGATAAGGTTTTGTCAGCCATTAATTCATTAGGTGACAGACTTGATAAAATGCAATCTGACATCAATACAAATTCAGACAAAGAATTAAACGAGTTAGCAAAACAAGTCGTTAACCTTGATATTGGACTTACCGAAGATGTGGCAAAAGTTATGGGCGTTAATTCCTGTAAAGATGTTTTGGCCAAAAATGGTGTTGCAGCATTTAACACTGGCGGTGCACAATACCAGCATAACAACCAAGAATCTGACAGACTCGATATGAAAATGCCAGGCGGGGAGAAATAATTATGGCTAAACGTAAAATTTTTGCTGGTCCTGCTGACAATCTCAACAGTACACAGCCTTTGCATGTTGAAGGTCTTGTTGTTGATGATTTTTCACCAGGTGAACTAGTAGAGCAAACAGTTGCTGGTCTAGCTACCACCGACAATACTGCAACAGTGAATAATACTGAAACACTCGTTGCTGTTGAACAGGGGTCAAATGTTGGCGCTACCATTACCACAAAATGGCCAGTTGGCGAAACTGGCAGGGCGCTTGTAGCAACTTCTGGTCAATTCATCAATGTTATGGTTGCAGTTGGTGAAAATATTACAATTAAAGGTACTGCCATGTCATCAAATGGCGATGGCACTTTAAAAAAAGCTGTAATTCCTGCAACGGTCGGTGTTACGAGTGAACAAATTTTGTTTTACTCTAATGAAATAATTAACGTTACAGGCTCGCCTACGCTTGTAGAAATGCGCAAAGCGTAAGGGGTATTATATGTCTTTAATTTTAAATGTAAAACTTGCTAGAAATAAAAAGCAACTGCGTATTATGAATGAGCAATGGGCAGAAGTACACGCAACGCGATGTGGTTCTTCTCTTGCTGCTATGGAAGCGTTTATTGCTATGACAGGAAATGCTGCACAATCTCCGGCAGAAGCTTATCGAGAATTTGACAGAACGACAAAAATAGAATTAGTACCTGCGGGTGAACACGCAACATTATCACGTATTTTGCAGAATCCACGTTCTGTATCGATTGGTCGTCTGGCATTTGAATATCGACAATCATCTGACGTCGATGTTGGACAAACCTCTATGGGTGGTCAGCTTGGTGTTAAAATGAATCACGTTGATTATACATATGCTGGCACGCCTATTCCAATTCATGATATTGGATACGGAATAGAATGGCGTGTAATGGAATCAATGAACGCTGACAATTTTGATTCAACGGTCGATAATTCTCGCGAATCTGAGCGTAAATTACTTACCACAATGGATAATTACATGTGGGATGGTGACGCAGGAATAAATATAAAAGGCAGAACATGGCTAGGTATTAAAAACGATCCAACTGTTGTTAACACTACCTTAACCGTTGATTTATCGTCAAGTGTTGCAACTCCCGATGATATTCGTAACGAAGTTGCTCGGGTTCGTGATATCTTACGCATAACTAATAATTGTGGAAATGATTTAGAGTTTGGTGTATCACGTGAAATATTGTCAAACTGGGAGCGTCCATTCAGTAATGCCGAGGGAACTTTTGGTACAATCAAAACAATGATCACAGGTAACCCGGATAACCCAGCGTCGGGCCTTAGAGGGCTTAAAGAAGTTTACGAAGACAGTAGGCTCTTTGGTAATCAAATAACAATGTATTGGAATGACCAAATGGGTTTTCATTCTGTTGTTGGTATGGGTATGAGCTCTTATGCTGTACCTCGTCAGTTTCACAATAGTGATTTTAATTTCATTAAATGGGCTGCTGCTGGGTTTTTGGCAAAAACTGATTTGTCTAATCGTAAATGCGCATTGTACGCGGAATAAGGATTGCTTATGTTAATTACAACTAATCGTACAGGCCTTTATGCTACTGAAAAAGGTAAAACTATTGAATTGCCATTGGGTGAATGTGATGTTGAAAAATCTCAGGCTGAAAGTTTTATTTCTCGTAAGTTTGCAGTAAAAGGCGCTAAAAAGTCTAAAGCTCATGATAAAAGTGACAAGGTTGTTGAAACTTTAAAAGGTGAACTCGTCAAAGCTAATTCAGAAATTGAATCACTAAAGTCTCAAATCACTAAATTAAATGCAGCATTAGCAAAAACAGAAGTTGAATTAAATGATACTTTGAAAGAAAAGCCTAAGATTGTTGAAGATAAGAAGTAATTTTATAGATAATTAAAAGCCACTATATAGTGGCTTTTTTGTTTCTATTATCTGTTCGTCATAGGTATTGAACTTGCTGGACCACCTGTTTCTCTAGTTGGCGCAAATACACCATCTTCAATAAGTTCAAGTTGAGGTTGATCAAAATGCTGCCTTTCCCCCACGGTGCCATCTTCTTTTAATTTCATTGATTGCAACCCATAAACATTGCACGCATTTAGCCATTCAGTTCTTGAAGTGACCACTCCTTGAAAGCCTGTTATTTTATCTTTTAATATCGAGCCTAAGTTAAATTTAAAGTCTGTCATTTTTTATTCCATTGTTATTAAGTTAAACGCAATATAACATAAATTAAACGCAATGCAAACATTAAAAATAAAAAACTATTAAAAAATTGATTAATTGATATAATAAAGGCTAGATTTGACAAATAGGCTTATATTATGGCAGACACTAGACCGGATATTACTTTACCTGCGGGAATACAGGTTGATCTTTATGCTGCGCTAAACGCACAAGCTGGATTTCCAGCTGTCACTGTCGGAGATCAAATATCAATACAAAATAAAGGTGGAACTAGGATCCAACTTGCCGCCAAAGCAACTGCGCCAATTGATGGGGATGGATCCAATGTTTTAAATATCGGCAATGAAGAATTCACTAATAAAACTGGTGATAGCGGTGCATTCGCCTTTAGTCCTATTGTTGCTTCTGTAATTAGCGTTAAGGTTGTTTAATATGGCTTTTGGACCACAAAATATAGATTCACTCGTAAAGTCAATAAACAAGATAAGGCCTGTTTACGCGTCAATGACTATAACCCAACGCGATACTGGAGATCCTTCGCCTAATAATATTTCAATTGTAGCGCACCCTAGCGGCACTGATATATTAAACCCGCTATCGGCACCCGTGACGGCTGGCCCGGGACCTTTTGGTGGATACCATAAAATAACAGGGCTTTTACCTGATGGTGCCGAAAGCGAAATAACTGTTGTCAACTCAGAATTTATAATCCCGGTTGATGGGGTTTATTCGTTACCCATCGGATGGGCAGGGTTTAGACATTCCCAGAATAACGCCACTATTGGGTTTGTAATAGGAATTGAAAGAGCTGGACAGATATCATTTACGCCACGGCCTGTATCATCAAAGCAACCTAATGGTGGCGATATCGAAAATGTGTCAGGTGGTGGTCAGTTGGAATTAGAAGCGGGCGACAAAATATCAGCTTGGGTTTCTTCAAATGTTACGGGGACCGTAACAATCGGTAATTCTAACGCAATACTAAGTATGTTAGAGGATACAACGTAAAAGTGATATACTTATCATATATAAACGATACCCAAGGATACTTTAAATGACACTTTTCGTTGAAAACAAACCGCTTGATGCGCTAACAACTGATATAACGGCAAACATTTTGGATTTGAATGATGCACCTCACACGCTAACTTGGAAAAATTTTAAACAGGTTTTGAACATCGAAAATAACGAGGCCGTGCCGTTAACTATTACTATTCTTGGTCAAGGACAAGTGACGGCAGGCACTCCCAATCTCGGTACAGTAACTTTAGCTGATGTTAGTAATAACGTTATTATCATAGCGGCTGGTGCAACTGCAACAATTAACCTTGATGAAATTGCAGGATATATGGGCGCTATTGGAAACATCGTTGATATCACGGTCAGCGGCTCAACGGTTATTGGATTAGGTTTTGTATGGTTGAATGATTACAGTTAATAATAAAGGGGCCATGCGCCCCATTTTTTAATTATTAATTTCGAGTTTTAAAATTTTACTCACAATTAAATCATAGATATCATTGCCAGTGATTGCGTATTCCTCCAATAAGTTTTTTAGAATTAACGACTCTTTGTCTTCGTATCCTTTTTTCTTACCATTATCATAAGCACGCTTTATGTTTTCAGCGTTTTTGCTTTGGGCGAATTTTGATCCGGCATGAAATAATGGCTCAGTGGTTCCTAATACGTGTCTGTTTTCCATAAAATCTTCGTATGCTACTTCTTCATCGGTTTTTATTGGCAATGGTTTATATAGCTTACAAATCAATGACATATTTATTCCATCATTATGTCTGAATACAGCTATATCATTTATTTTACTTGTAAAGCCTCCACTATGGGCTACTACTTCCAATTCATCACCATCAACCCAGTCTTTACAAAAATCTGAAACTAGAAAATCTTTATTGTAAGCATAGGAAACAATTACACCAACAGGCGGCAACTCTCCAGCTTCGTGCATTGCTTTGGTGTAGGTTGGTTTTAATTCAGGCGGTTTTTGCCATACTTTTTCAACTGAAATGTCAATAACACTGGGATAAACTTTTGCACCAGTCATGATTTGTTCCATTTCTCCTTGAGTTAATACTACCGAAATAGTTTCATGATTGTAGAATGACATATCACATGTATTATTTTTATGGATAATTTCAACATCTTCTTTTTTTGGCCTTTCGCATAACGTCCAAAAGAGAGAATTATATAGCCTATTGCAACTATTAGAATCTATAGCAATATAAAATCCATTAATCAACTCCGGTTTTTCTAGCAAAAAATTCATAAGATCATTAGTTTTATTATACCTAAACCTAATTGCAAAATCAAATTTTGTATCATCCCAATTAATATCACTCATTATTTCATCATCCAATTTAGAAATACAATTAATGCGCAAACTGATAATGTTAACGCTATCGTTTTAAGTTTAAAGTTTGAAACTTGTAATTCTGTATGTTCTAAAAGTTTTGTTGTTATTTCATCATCATCGAGGCCAAATGATATCAATTCATCCAGATAAACAATTAATTTATCCTTTTTTTCTCCATTTGGTATTGATTTATTTATCTGTTTTCTCATCTCATCTGTCTTGTAAGTCATATTATCAGCCTTATAAATTTTATTACTATATTTCTTAAACACAATACCGTAATTAAACACAACTTGCAACACAAAGATTAAAATGGTATTGTATTTAAAAATAACTAAAGAGATAAATATGACTCCCAAGCAGTTTGAAATATGCAAAGTCTTTCATTTAGAGCTTATTAGACCTAGCGTAAAAGATGAAACTATTGCCAATACTATTGATTTTTTGTTTAATGATGTTGAACAAAAAAAAGCAACTGATCGTGACGCGGTAGATAAGTTTTTAAAAAAAATAAATGAAAGATTTGATTCTTTAATTGCCTGGACTAAAAGCAAATCAGTTGATGATTACATTAAAATTTATAACAAAAATAATACACGAAATCCATCTAAAAAAGCTTTTCTTGCTGCGTTTGAAGTCGTTAACGGTAGCAGGATGCACCCGACATCAATTAAACACGAAGTAAATTATCAGTGTGTGTATGTATTGGTTCCTCGCTTAGAAAGATGGAATAAATATTCAAAAATGTTGATTGATACACTTTAATCGGTATAATTAATCGCTTGATTAACTTATGAGATGTAACATGCCAAAACCAGATAAAACGCAAGAAACTGATACTGAAGAAATACCACAGCCTGAACCACTTGGCGGTGGTACTAAAAAGCCAGCGTAATATTAATGAATGCTTTGCAATTAGAAACAATTGATTTGAATTTAATATTTATTACTTCTTATTTTATATTGTTGATAATAAAACCAACAGCCGCAAGATTAAAAGTCTTTGCGGCTGTTTTGATTTGTGTATTAATAATTTACTCGCCTTTGTATGATCTATTAAATAATACTCAATATTATTCTTTATTCACTTTAATATATATTTTAGCTTGTTTAAATATAACAAATAAAAAAGTTTCATCAACTTGTTGTATAATGGCAATATTCGAATTTTTAATGATTATTGACAGGTACGTTAATGCAGGGATTGAAACATGGGTTTATATATATTTTGAAGAAATCACCCTTATTATTCACAGCCTTATCATTTCTTCTTTCTTTAAATGGAAATATATCAGGTGGCGGGAATGTATGGGAAGTATGCTTAATTATATGCGTGGGTTATTACATGATGTGCGCCATGCGTCATGTTTATGTTATGATCGTGTCATTAAGAAAAAATGGTGAGTTGGATAAACATGATGAGTGAAGATAAACTAGATAAAATAGAAACCGGATTAGCGGAATTAACGTCTAAATTATCCGAACTTGTCGGCGAATTCAAATGGTATCATAAACAAATGGATGACCTCAAGGTCGATATGAAAGATTATCAAACCAGATTGAGAACTGTTGAAACTAAAATGCCATCACTCGAAGAAATGAAAGATAACAATAATAAAATTAGAAATTCCGTCACAGCTTCAATAATTGTAGCTGTCATTATCGGTGGTGTTATAGTTAAGTTCGCAGGGGCATAAAATGGCAATAGTGATCACGGTAGCTGAAATAAACGCAATGTGTCCATCTCAATTGCCTGATGCTGTCGTACAAAATTTAATTGATACCGTCACGGCTGCCATGGGTGATTGCGTAGAATCATCTTATCCATTGGCGCTGGCAACCACGATTTTACAATATTCTATATGTCATTTAGTTGTAAGTTCTGATGCCGGGGAAATTAAATCAGAAAGGGCACCGAATGGTGCTAGTATCAATTATGAGAACCACGGAAGCGGTGAAGGGTTAAAGTCTACCTACTTTGGTAGGCTAGTGATTACACTAGACACAAGCCTGTGTTACAACTCTTTATTTGCACCAACTTTTTTATTCTTGTCCGGTGGCGATCCTGCCACACCTTGTTAGGAGGTTTTATGTTTGAATATATTTTGTATTTTTTGGCTGGTTGGGTAATTGGTATATTTACATATAAAACGCCAGAAATAAAGCCTGATAAACCTTGTCCAAAAAATAAAAAAGAAAGAAAAGTTGATGAATTCGGGCTAATGGATGCTTTACACACTCCCACTATGCCACCAATAAAACCAGCAAAACAAGAAAATAAATGCTTTTGCCCTGGTTGCTCAATGAAATCAGGTTATCAACCTTGCCAGACTAATGAGCCTGATTTAAATATACCTGCTCCAGATCTTGAGTATTATAAAAATGACTAGACCAACAAGAAGAGGCGCAAAAAAAATAGTAACAATCTGGCCTATTACCGGAACAGATCAGTTTACTGGCATTACTTACGGAACGCCTTTCACTGAAAAGGTAAATTTCGAACAGGGAGCAACCAAGCAATACAACGATTCACAAGGCAATGCATTTATACCCAAGTCTATCTATTGGTATGAATTAACTGCTAATGGGGTTCCTGCGCTCAACAGCCCGATTGCATTAGGTGATAATACGGCACAAGCCGATCCCACAAATGTAACGGGTATTGAATTTGTTCGTGTTGGTAAGTTGCAAGATGGTGGAAAGCAAACTGATGATGTTATGGTGTTAACTTAGAGAGAGGTAATTATGAATATACCATTGATAACCGAAATAGAAGAAAATAAAGATTCATGGGATCACGTAAAGGCAATGCATAAAACGCTAGGTATTTATGCTGGAAAACACAAGTTAGAAATTAAAGGATTACTTGGCTTTATTAGAGACGACTTAGGGAGGTTTTGGGTAAAATTAATTACAACAAAAGAGCTAGGAGAAGATAAATGCACAGCATTTAATCTAAATATACGAGATACTCATACATCATTAATGATGATACCTGATGCACAAGTGGCGCATAAAGATGACGGGGTTATTATTTGCGTTGAAAATTTATTCATCAAGGGTTATTTATGAATAAATTTAAATACTCAATAGAATTTAATAATGGAGAAATCAGGAATATTACAGTTAGAAATACTCACGACTATCAAATTAATAAATTTTTATTATTAAAACCAATTGATGAAAAATCAAATATCCTTATTAATTTAGATGATATAAAATCTTTTAGATGGGATATTATTGAGTAATGCCAGTATCCGGAGCCAAAACAGTAAAAGACAACATGAAGCGCATCTTTAAAGATATCAGCGAAAAGAAAGCGCCACAGTTTGTTAATGCTGTTATAAGTATCGGTGTTAATCACGCCAAAGAATTAACACCAATTGCCTATTCAAATCTAATAAATAGCATAATAACAGATGTTAATATCAGTAGTGGCATGGTTACTGGTTCCGTTGTATATAATGCTAATTATGCGGTGTATTTGAACGGCACAGAAACATATACGCCTTTATGGAAGCCAAAGCCATTGCCTAAGTATGAAATTAAAGGTGGACGATCTAATGACCTTAGAGTAATAACGCAATCAAGACCAGGGGCACCAGCAACCAATATGCAAGCAAGACCTAGGTTTTTAAATAGAGGATTTGAAGATTCTGAAAGTGTTGCGTTAATCAAGAGAGCAGAGGATATATTTAAGGTCTAGTATGGCAATATTAGCAGATTTAGAAGTAAAACAAATGCAAGAACATATCGCCGCTGGTGGTTTTCTTTCATCATTCACCGATATTTTCGGCAATGCCCAACCTGCGCCAAAATTCCAAGCATTCGAATTAAATTTGATACCAGATGATAACGATGCTGATGCAGTGACGCCAAGCGATAGAATTATTATGGTTAGAAATTCCGGGAATATAACATCTTCAACAAGGCAGTTTTTCAAGTTGCGGCCTATGCTGGTTTTGGTTGTTGGAAAAGTTGGCGAAACTGATCGAACAATTACTAATGGTTTTGCTGATGATATAGAGGCATATTTCGTTAAAACATTTCAAGATAGTGGTTGTATTGCTAATATTGAAAGCTCGGGCGTTACCGGGCCGTTTATCACAGAAGATGGTCGTCGTGCATTTGAGATAAACATTACGGTTATGTTTAACTTTGATGCTTGACATTGTGTTTGTATTGATTTAGTATTCATATCAAGTTAGTTAGTCACTGTGGATAGACATAGTTATCGTGATAGTAACCAAAGAATGATGACCGCCATGAGCGTTGTAAATCGATTGGGGTAGGGTAGCGATAGATTGCATTAGGTGATAATACGGCACAAGCCGACCCGACAAATGTAACGGGCATTGAATTTGTTCGTGTTGGAAAGTTGCAGGATGGTGGAAAGCAAACTGATGATGTTATGGTGTTAACTTAGAGGTGAAGAATGATTAAACAAAGAACTTGGAAAGAATTCAGAGATAGTAAATTGTTATGGGTCGTTAATAGAACTTTGCATTTATTTGGCTGGGCTATTGTTTTTAATTTTAATGATGCAGGTGAAATTGTTGAAGTTTTTCCGGCAAGGGTAAAGTTCAGGGGTTTTGATGAAAAGTCAGAAACTGATGGTTTTATCGGTCTATCTAAGTATTTAGAAGAAAATATAACTGAAATTAGAAAAGAGTCAGAGGAATAAACGTTAATGCCAGTGTCTGGAGCCAAAACAGTAAAAGACAACATGAAGCGCATCTTTAAAGATATCAGCGAAAAGAAAGCGCCACAGTTTGTTAATGCTGTTATAAGCATTAGAGTTTCGATTACTCTACTAAATTGTAGGTTTACAGATGTTTATTAAAAAAACAGGTGACAACCTAGGAAGAATTGTTGAGGCAGCATGAGCCAATAGCTTAAATCTTGTGATAGAGTGAGAATGAGCTTAAAAGACCCTCCGACTTACATCCGCTAAAGTGTACGATTAATTAACGTAACAATTATAAACAACCCTCTTAATTGAGGGTTTTTTTATTAACATCATTTTCATGTTACAATATCAAAGAATTAATTTAATATTATCTCGGAGATAAAAAACATGTCTGGCTGTACAACACCTACAAATAACCCAGGACGATTAGTGGCGGTTGAATGCGCTGTCGGCTGCGGGGATGATGACTTTATTAATAAGACTTATCTACCTTTGGGATCCATGAACGCTAAAGATTTGACCTACTCAGCAACAACGGCAGATAACACAAGCGACACATCAGGAGGCACAACCTCTGAAATTGTAATCCGAACAGGTATGGATGTAGCCGTTAGCGGTTTTACTCAACAAGATTCTGCAACGTCAGCTCAAATTGCTCTCGTTACTTATTATTTTACTGAATTGCAAGCAGGAAGACAGCCGACAGTATGGCTTAGAGTATCAGGAAATAATTACCCTTTAACATGGCATATATTCTCTAATTACAAAGGTGGTACAGAGGGATTCGGCACCAATGACCCACAAAGTATTTCGTTTGATTTCAGCGTTACCGATACGGGATCAGCAAATTTATCAGTTAACGTAGCATAATGCTTTTAGCTTACGGTCATGCTGAAATAGAGTGGCAAGGTGTTAAATACTGTCTTGCGCCTACTTTTGCCAATATTGCCAAGATTGGTACGCCTAAAGAAATAATCGATGATTTTAAGGCGTTTATTTCTACTAATAGTTTTTGGTATAAATTTAGTATTGCTATCAACGTGCTTAATGCTTGCTGTGATAAAGAAATACCTGTTGAGTTAACCGGTGAAATTAAATTCAGTGAGTGGAATAATAAGTTTTTATATTCAAAGCCTAGTCATGGTTTGCCAATGATTAACGATGTAATGATACTAGCTGAACATTGTTTATTGCACGGTGTTTGCGGGAAATCTGAAAGAGAAGAAAGTAACGGCGAACCGTTAGAGTATTTCAACGCTTACGAATTTATGGAGTTGGCCCGCGTGCATCTTGGTTTATCTGCCAATGAAGCATCAAACATGACAATGACTGAATTTGTTAGAATGATGGATGCTAAATTCCCAGAAGACAAAAACAAGCAGATTGAAGAAGATGAACGAAACGATTTGTTTAATTGGCTTGAAGAAAAGAATAAGGTCCACTAATGGCTGAAAATGCAGGTGCTATAAAATATAATATTGAAGCTGAAACAAACGATTTATTATCTGCTGAAAAATCAGTTAGTAAATCAGTTGACTCTATGACTAACAGCTTTAAAAAAGTTGATGTTGCAGCAAAAAAAACAAGCACTCAAATTACTAAGACATCAAAAGCAGTTAAGACTGGAGTTGCTGGCATGGGGAGAGGTTTTGGCCAAGCTGGTATTCAAGTGCAGCAATTCGTAGGGCAAATACAAGGCGGTCAAAGTGCATTACTAGCATTTTCACAACAGGGTGCAGATCTAGGTATAGTGCTCGGTGCGCCATTAGCAGGTGCTATTATAGGCATTAGTGCGTCATTGGTCAGCTTCCTCATTCCGTCACTTGGCGATTCAACAAAAAATGTAAAAGAATTAACGGATTCATTAAAGCCGCTAATAGATAATTTTGCAAAACTTTCAGACTCACAAAAATTGGTTACTCGCACAGCGTTAACAGAGCAATTAAAAAAACAAAAAAGAGAAGCTAATGAATTACAAAATACTATTAATGAATTGCAAACTGCATTAATAGAAACTGAACGAGCTAGTGGAGGTAGATTTTTTGATAGATTACTAGGTGGTGACCCGGTAAAGGCGCGTGAAGATTTAGCAAAAGCGAAAGCAACACTTACAGCCTTAAATCTTGAGCGTGCAGAAACATTAAAGCAATTAAGAAAGTTAAATACAGAAGAGGCACAGTTAACAAAAGAAGAGATAAAATTAAAAGAGGCGACTGAAGGGTTAAGTCAAAGCTTAAAAGCTCAAATTATAGCGTTAAAAGACGGTTCAGAGGCCGCTTTCAGGTTTTCAACCGCTCAGCAATTAGGGCTAAAAGTTGGTGAACAAATACCCGCGGATATTGACGCTCAAATAACGGCATTATTTAAATTAAAAAAAGCACAAAAAGATGCTGCACAAGAAAAAACACAAAAGCGAACTTTAGAAACACAGGTTTCAGTTATTGGCTTAACTCCTGAGCAAGTTTTAATAGAAAGATTTCAAAAGCAAAATGAATTATTAAAGCAAGCGAAAGAAAAAGATTTATTAACCGAACAAGAATTTTTATCTCGTAGCTTAGAGTTGCAAAAGCAACATGATGAAACCGTAAAATCTCTAAGAGAAAAAAGCACTATTGATGCAATAATAAATTTTGAAGCATTAGAGAACCAAATTATAGGTACTTTTGCCAGCGTAATAGTAGGCGCTCAAAATGGCAGAGAAGCAATGCTTGGGCTTGCAAATTCAGTATTAAATGAAGCTGTTGGCTCGTTGATAAAGATGGGCCTTGAGACTGTTAAAAACACAATATTGGGTGAGACTTTAGAGAAAGCCAAGCAAGCTGGTATAGTAGCAACCTCCACAGTGGATCAAACAGCTACAGCGGCCAGTACTGCAACTAAAATAGCCGGAGAAACACAAAAACAAGTTGCCATGAAAGCAATAGCTTTATCTAATGCGGCAGCGCATACGGCGGCAATAACAGCAACAGTAGCGGAATTAGTGTCTTTGGCGGCAACAGGTGCATTCGCAGCCACGGCAGCTATACCCATCGTTGGTCCTTTTTTAGCACCCGCTGCCGCTGCTGCTGCTGGCGGTATTGCTGGGGGGCTTGGTGCTGGTGCTATTGCGGCTGCACCATTGGCGGGCATGCGGAAACACGGTGGCCCTGTATCTGCTGGTGGTCTTTATCAAGTCGGTGAAGGTGGGGATCCTGAAATATTCACCAGCGGTGGTAAAAATTTCATGATACCTGGTGATAATGGCCAAGTTACTTCAAATAAAAATGCATTTGGTGGGGTCCAGCAACAGCAACAAGTACAAATGAATGTTAATATTGAAAATAATGTTTCTAACGCCAATGTTCAAACAAGTATGAGTGAAGACGGCAGAATGTTAAATATATTTATAAATGAATTTTCTAATCAAGTGAATACTGGACAAGGTAAGATAATGAAAGCATTTCGAAACTCAACAAACCTAACGCAAAAGGCAAATAGATAATGGCAGTTATTGACTACCCGTGTGAACTTCCAGATTTTAAATTAGGAAAACAACGACAGCAATTCCAGACCTATAGAACAAATCAGCCTTTTGCAGGCCCGTTGTTTGTTGAGAAGATAACGGATGAATCTCCAGTTACCTGGAGTATAACAATTATCGTTGTGGGTCAGATTCAGGCAAGAATGTTTCAGGATTTCTTGCGTCAAGTATGCAGTGGTGAGCCTTTTAATAAATGCATCCTAACAGAAGAGGGTTTTATTGATCATGAGGTTAGATTCATAGAATTGCCATTGGCACCCGTTCAAGTTGGAACCGGGCAAGCTTGGGAGTATTCTGGCGTAATTTATGCGGCTGCATTAATACAAGAAGATGCATTAATTTGTGCGCCTGGGTTAATTGCAAATAATTTACAAGATGCGGCTTGTATTGATAATATTGTCAATAATATTTGGTCAAGAACACAACCAATATTAAATAGGCTTGATTTTGCTATTAACCAAGAGTGGCCTAGTGAATAATGGCAACTCCACTTTATAGCCAGCAACAAAGAGAATATTGGGTAAAGCGGCCTGGTAATATAATACAATTAGAGACGGTTGAATTTGAACATCCTGATTTTGGTTTTATTCGTTTGGTTGCTAATCAATTCAGCGATAAGCAGTTATCAGTTAATGGTTTTCTTGAGACTTTTACCGCTGTTGCCATGGAAATTCCTAAAGTTACAAATCAAGAAACCGATACAACAAAGGCGGGAAGTATAATATTTGGCAGAATTGGCATACAGTTTAGAAAAAAATTAATGCAAATAACGCCATTAGGATCTATAAAGGATCCAATAACCGCAAGAATTAGACAGTATCAAGTTGGGATAGTTGAACCAATATATGAGCGTAGGTATTACGTTGGAAAAGATGGTATAAGCATTGATGCAGAAAGTGTAAATGTTAGATTGTCGGTTGATAACCCTGCAAAATTAACAACGGAGGATTTGTTCTATAATCCATCCGTTTTTTTTGGGTTAAAGTTTATTTAATCACCTAAAAATGTTAATGCTTTTAAATTTTGTATTTGTTCATCTAAACTTCTTGTTTTAATTTCGACCTCTGCAAGATATTTGGATTTTATTTTTTCGATCTCGTCTATTTCAATTTCATTAAAATCAATACCAGTAATGTCTGGAACGTCAATTTCAACTGTGACTTCATTAAAATTTATATGAATACCTCCATTCATGCTTTCTTGTTTGAACGTGTGGATATCGAGAATGAATTTTTTATTCCAAGGGTTTTTATGTGCGCTCACATAAAGAGTTACTTCTTTTTTTACTGTTTTCATATCATACCTTCATATTTATGTTGAATTTCTTTAGATTGTGTGAGTATATCTTCATCACAAGTAATTAAATTTAATTGCCTTGATTCTACCAATTGCCACTTACAGCTAACTTTTGGCGGCTTATTGTTGTGAATCTTACTCAATAAAATAAGATCTGGGTTTCCGAAAAAATCTAACCCGGTGTTATAGATCCATATATTAATCATGTTCACTGCTCCCTGTTAAATACAATTCATGGTAACTACTTGCTTTGTTTAAAGACAATATCAGTTATTAAACATAACGTCAATATTTATTTATGATAAACTTGAAAAAAGGGGTTAGTTATGACACAAGATGAATTTATTAGAAAAACTTTAAATTTACCGTGGGTAAATAGAGCTTCAAGTTTTGAATCAAATGATTGCTGGGGCCTAATTGTTTTGTATTACAAACACGTATTAAATATAGAATTGCCAAAAATTGAAGGTTATGAACAAGGTTCATGCGATACTAGCCAAGGATGGGAATCAGGCGAAAGCAAATGGAAAGAATTAATAAATGCAGAAGTAGGCGCATTATTTACATGCTACGCAGGCGAAAAACCAATTCACGTTGGTATATTGATTTCTACAACAAAAGTTTTGCATGCAAACGGATTTTATAATAAACCGGGTAAAGTTGAGATTCACAGCATAAGAGCAATTAAATCAATTTATGGTAAAATGACTTATCATAAATTTATGGGTTAAATTAATGCCTAAATTAATTATTCAAAATGGACAGCATAACGTAACTGGTAAAGAGATATTTTGCTTTAATGATAATGTTACCGCTACAGAAATGTTAATGAAACATTTTCCTGGTGGCATTGATCCTGATTGCTCAGTTATTTATATAAATAACGAAAAAATAAATATAAGTTCCGATCTGGATCAAAATCTATTTGGACCGTTGCACAATGATGATGTGGTGACTATTGTTAATGAAGTTAAAGCCCTTGGTGTAATTGCTGTGATTGCAATTGCTGTAGTCGCAGTCGCCGCAATAGTATTATTAAAACCTAAAATTCCTGGTAACGTAGGACAACAAAAAAATAGCCCTAATAATAATCTCCAAGGGCAAACAAATATAGCAAGACCATATCAAGCATTACCTACGATTTTTGGTAGCCCGATATCTTATCCAGATTTGACAGGTGAGCCAATCACCGAATTTATCGACAATAAAAAAATATTTACTCAATTAATGAATATCGGAATAGGGTTATTTGATATAGCATCAATAAGGGCAGGAGATACGCCATTTTCAAACTTTACTGATTCATCATCAACTATTTACGAGCCCGTCGATAGGGTTGTTACCGTTCCAAATGTAATAACATCTTTCGCAACAAATGAGATAGATGGGCAAGAAATACTCGCTATAAATAATGGAGATGATGGAACGCTATACGAATTAACAGAAAATGGCACAAATTTAACAACTTTTATAGGTAATACATTCACATTCCAAGTTATAAAGGATACAAATTCTGACAGCTTAAAATCAGATTTTGACTCTGCTATTGCTCAATTTGTTATAGATGTTAATTATAAGGCAGATTTTATAGGAGTTGGCGTTCAATTAAGCACAAGCGGATCAGGAATTGTAAATACCATTGTTTTAGATGGTGGTTTGACATTTTACACTATTACATTATTTAACTTTACAGGTGAGAAAGATGTAAATGATACCTATAACTATAATACGCCTTTTGATGTTACTGAAAAGATTGGCACTTCACTTGGGCCTATCGGTGTCGCTATTGAAATGCAAGAACTATGGCTTAATTTTACTTTCCCAAGCGGATTAAAAGGAACGGTTGATTTTTTCTTATTAATGCAAGAACTTGATGGTCCAAATGGAGATCCAATATCTGGACCTCAACTATCATTTTCTTTTTCAATAACAAGAGATACATTAGAACAACAATTTTTGACGTTCAAAGCCGTGCTAGTAGAAGGATTTTATAATTTTACAATCTCAAGAACTGATTCAAGTTTGAACAGCGCATCAGAGCCAGATAAAACGATAATTGATGCTGCTTATGCAATAAATAGGTTTACCGACGTAAACTTTGGGAATAACACGTTAATTGAAATAACTATGCCCGCCACAGTAAACGCAACATCTTTAAGAGAAAACAAAATAAACTTATCACTAACCAGCAAATTGATAACTTACGACGGTGTTAACGTTGTCACAATTCCATCAGCATCTAGAAAAATGGCTGATGCATTACTTCATTTGTATGTTGATATATTTGGTCTTGATCCTAATACATTAGCATTAGATGAATTATACGAAATACAAAATAGACTTGATGAAATCAATCCTGAACTTGCAACATTTGATTTTACATTTGATGATCTTGACGTCTCATTGGATGAACGAATGGATACAATACTACAAGTTGCACGTTGCTTTAAATGGCTAGATGGTGATGTTTATCGATTTGCCAGGGATGATATCAGGCCTTTTGCATCAACCACAATAACAAGAAGAGATATATCTTTTAATGATCGTGAATATTCGGTTAGTTACAATCCGCAATTATTAGAATCTTTTGACTCAGTAAAGGTTGAATTTGTAGACACTTTAACGAATAAAAAAGCATATATATTTAGAACATTTGATATAAATAGCCCTGACCCTGAAAACCCATTAATTATCGACGCAGTAGGAAAGAACCCAAGAACAATGGAACTTGCAGGTTGTAGCGAAGAATCAAATGCAATTAACCGAGCTGAACTGGAAATTAGAAAGCTAATCTATCAACGCTATGCACTTACTGAAACGATGTTACCTGCCGGAATGCTATTAGATAAGGGTGATATGGTTTTATATGCTGAACAATACAGCTCTGATGTTTTTGACGGTGAAATATTAGCAATTAATGGTGATGTTGCCACTACAAGCGAATCAATTGATTTTAGTGTTGGAACTTTATTTATTCATTACATGCTAGGTGATGGAACAAAAGTTGGGCCTTTTTCAATAACTGAGGTTTCCGGGCAACCTTTTAAATTTCAGAGTTCAAATATAGGTCAAGCATTTGTTCGTGATTCAGTTCTTGGTTTTAACATTCAGACAGGCTCTAGGTATATTATAGGTACAACGATTGATCTTGATGCTGCTAGATGGACATTGATAGAAAAAGAAGCGCGCGGTAATAATGTTCAATTAACTATGGTAACATATGATGATAGAATTTACGCTTTTGATTAAAGGAAAACATAATGGCTTGTGAAAGTACAGATTGCACAGACGTAGCTACCTCGTGCGCAGACTCTAAAGCCGAAACATTAGGCACAACTAGCGCAAATGCATTAGCTTGTAATTCATCAACTATAGATCTAGTCGTAAATTCAACTGATGTGGTAATTAATAGACTTGGCAATCAATTAAATACCTTAACACAGCTAGAATCTAATTATACAATAACTGCAATAAACGACGGCATATGGGATACCGGGCAAATTTTCACCGGATTTAATCAGTTTATGGTTTTTTCTGGAACTGCGTATAAACCAAAAGTTACCACTACATTACCATTTATAGTAGGTGCGACGCCTGATCTTGATTTCGTTGAGCCTGTCACAGTAATAACAATATCATCGGTGTCATTTGATATGATTTCTAGTGTATTAACTGCTGATCTTGTTGATGCAAAAATAATCACTACTGAAGATGGTATTTTTTCAGGTGATAATTTTGGTGGGATATTTGGTGCCACTGGATTTACTGTCATTGGGAATGCTGGGACTGTAGATGTAAACACAGCCAAAGTATATGATGTTAACGGGGTTGAATTTAAACTAATTGGTCAAGAGGTAAGGCTAGAAACACTTAATGTTCCTTATTCTGAGACTGACACGATAGTTTTAGGATACATAATTACATTAAGACAAGCCGCATTTATCCCGAATATAAGCCCTAAATATGATGTATTTTTTCCAACATTTGGATCAGATGCTTTCACTACTGATTGGGAAACATCAATACACAGAGGTTTAGCTACTCATTTTCCAGAAAATACGTTACTTTCTTTTACTGGGGCGCAAAAAACTACAAACCCAGTAAATAAAACATTTTGGGAAGCAGACGTTCAAATATCTTCAGACAATGTAGCTGTTCTGATTCATGATCAAACGATAGACGACTTAACAGATGGCACCGGCACAGTAACATCATTAACTTTTGCACAATTACAAGCCGTTAAATTCGATAGAACTATTGGTACAATATATGAAGAAGGTGTAAGAATACCAACATTAGAGGATATAATTAAAGCTGCTGCTGCACGAGGCGTTAAACTTGAATTAGAGATGAAAAATTACGGAGTTTTAACAACAGCTAAATTTAAAATAATGACGGATCTAGTTAAAAAATACAAAATGTCAAATAGTGTTACCTATTCATCTTTTTTTATAGCTGACTTAATTACGATTAAAGGATTAGATAATCAATGTGGTTTGTCTTTGGCCTCGAATACTCCTCTGGCAAATATAGTCGATTTGGAAACATTAAGAAAACTATCACTTGGTTCAAATAGGCAACCAGTGTTATCTAAATCATTATCTGACTGGTTAGCTGATCCAACTGATGTTGCAGTGTGCCATTCTTTTGGTGTTAGTTGCATAGGGTTTACATCTGACAAGGGAAAAGAGATTGTGAACATGTCAGAAATTGGGATCCACAAATTACATACCAACAGCAATATAAGGTAAAAAATGCAAATACCACTTAATAAATTATTCAATGTAGAGCCTTGGACAGAAGATATAACAGGAACAGGCTCAATCACATATCAAGGAAACCCAGAAAACGCTCAATCTGATGGTGATTTGGTCGAATGTATTGGTGACAATGTTAGCGGTGCATTAATTTATCACGATTTAAGCCTGGCCCCTTCTGAGACTATAATAATTGATGTGCAAGCTAGAAATTTAACAGGTTTTGACACAGAAGACACAAGGGGATCTATTTACATAGAGTCACCTATTGGTACTCGTGTTGCTGAAATATTTGTACAGGGTGATGCATTCAATGATCAACTCCCTTTGGTTTGGACCGCACCCTTTAATGAAGGGTTTGCAATGCAAGCTATTAGAATAGTTTTTGGTTCTTCTACTACTAGAAATTCACAATGCCAATTCTACAGACCAAGGGCCAGAGTATCCAATGGGATATTGGCATCTAGGCGCGTTTTAATGGATGGTGATATTGATATAACCGCAGGGGTTTATACCTTGTTAACCGATGGTGATCATTTCAATGTTGACTCTGCTGCAATAGTAAGAAATGCGGGAACTGGAGAGCTTGACATTGGACCACATATGGAAGCAAGCATGCCATTTAGGGGAAAAGTTCAATTAACACCCATTAGATCAGGCGCAGCGACAAAGTACTATATAGAGGCCAGGTATACAACATCGACAGGAAAAATTAGTGTGGGTTTTTTTGATTTTACGACAAGCGCCGCTGTCGATGTTAATGCATTAGTTGGATCACAACGCTTTTCATTTGTTGTATATATATAATTTATAAAATTTAAGGTAATAAAATGGCGATAGCATCATGCACAATATCAGCATCAGAAGAACTTGGTACGACAAGTGATGCCGCGTTAGAATGTAATTCATCAACGCTAGACTCTCTTATTAACGGCACTGAAACCGTTACTAGTAGAATTGGTAAAGAATTACTGTCAGTTTCACAATTAGAACAAAACTTTATTATGACTGCTGTTAATGGTGGTGTGTGGGCTTCTGGCCAGACTTTTACCGCTTTTAACCAGTTTATGGTATTTAATACCACTGCATACAAATCAAAAATAACATCAACATTGCCATTAACAGTTGGATCAACACCTGATTTGAATTTTGTCGAGCCTTTTGATTTGAGTTCAGGTATAGGTATAAGACAATCAAAACTTGACAGTCCATTAGTCAGCTTATTTAAAAAGAATAAAACAGTTGATACCTTGGCGGGAACATTGACTACCTTGAGAAGTACAATAGCTACGTTCGTTGATAGATACGGTATTGTTAGAACAGCCGCAATTGACACGCTGCGTGAAGATAGAGACGGTATTTTGTATGAGGGACCAAGCACTAACCTTTTGATACGATCTGATGAGTATGACAATGCTGCTTGGGTTAAAGAATCGGCCACTATTACGGCCAATACAGCTAATGCACCAGATTTGACGGCTACCGCTGATAAGTTAATTATAGATAATGCCGCCAGCCTTACAGCGGGCCAAGCTAGACAAGTTTTAGTTAAGGCAGCTTCACCCATAGTATATACGTGGTCTGCGTATGTTAAAGAAACCGATTATAATCGTATGAGATTAGTTGTACAGGGTGACTTTTCTTCAAATGGGGCTGATCTGATTTATACTTTTTCTAGTGAAACACTAGTGGTCACAAATTTCGGTGATTTTCCAAGTGTAGGACTTAAAGGGGAGTTTGAAAAATTAACAGATGGTTGGGTTAGACTGAAATTATCTTTTACCACTAATAGTGATACGTCTATTCATTCTCGCTTACAAAATAGTGATACGGTAATTACCCTGGGTGACGGTATCAAGGGTAATTTAATTTGGAGGGGTCAATTGGAACCGTTAGGGTTTGCATCAAGTAGCATACAAACTACAGCAACAGCAGAACCCCGGACCATAGACAAAATTAAGTTTTTAGTTTTAAATAATTACCTAAGTTTAGCGGAGGGTGATAACTCATTTTTTATGAAGTACAAACTTCTAGGTGACACAGGTGTAAATCAATTTTTAATTCAAACTAAAAGTACATTAGGTGCCGTTAATAAATTTGGTGCTTTTTCTTCAAGGATAACCGGATCGGTGGTGTACCGTTCAGGATCTTCAGGAGCAGGTGAAGAAAGCACAACACCTGATTTGACTATAGGTGTTGAGCATTCTATCGCGCTAGTCTCAGAATCTGGTGTTTTAAAAGCATACGGTGATTCTATTTTTGACGATCAGCAAACACCAACCCCTACAGACACTATCGATCTAACTGAAGTAGTTTTCATAGGAACAGACGATACCGGAGCTATACCTATGTACGGTCACATAACAGATTTTCGCATATACGATTTTGCACTTAATGATAGAGAAGTTGATTTTTTATCTGGTTAATATTCATCATCATCATCATCATCTTGATCAACAGTTAAAGACATTGCTTCGCAGTGTCTTTTTCTCTCATCACAAATTTTTTGATTTTTTCTTGTATTTGATAGTCTTTGCCAAATAACTTTGGCTATAGAATATAATATGCTAGCTCTATTATATTTTTTTTCTACTTCTAACATTTCCGCTTCAGCTTGCTTTTGTCTCGCTCTACATTCTTGGGTAAGCATCTGTAAATCCATTATTTATATACATTACGTTTATTCTAATGTATATTGTGTTTAATATCAAATTAACAAAAAAATAGGTTTTATATGAATAGGAAACAAGCAATTGACTGGTGTGTTAATCACGTAAATAAATGGCCTAGAACTTACAAGGGTATGGCGAGTCATCCTGACAAGTGGGCATGGTTTAATTTCGGGGGTGATATTATGCTTATTAATCGCTGGGATAAGCCTATACACCAACATCATTGGATTGAAGCGCTAAACAAGCCGCATTCTGATAGTGAGAGTTTTTTTAAGTAACTATGCAGCTTTATCAACAACACCAAGTGCCGTTTTACGCTGCTTGTCCATCCTATCAAGTAAAGCTTGTTGGAGCACTTCGCCAGTCCTTTTATTGACTAAAATAACACTTTGGCTACATAAGCAGTTTATAGCATTAGCATTAACTGAATAAAACTGTCTAACGTCGTCTGTCGTAAAAGTTTTACCATGCCGGGCGATATGCCAGCGCCTAGAAGTTGGGGCCAAAGCAGAGAACCACAACTGCATCATACCCCATTCAGAATCACCATATACGTCTTCGTTTAACTCATCAGTTTCAACACCACCAGCGGTACGGTATGCGTTTAATATTTCAGTTCTAGCAATACGTTGAGCCCTACTGTGACTTACATTAACGCGCTTCATAACATCATCGGTTAATTTACGTATACCTTCGCCTTTAATCATTCCCCTGGCTAATGTTTCTGATAAATCGGTCCTTGTTGAATCAGATAAACCTTTCATTTCTTCAAAAACACGGGATCTAACTAATCCTACCCGAGTTTGAAACCCCCGGCTAAAAACTAATTGCTCAAGTGTTATTGATCGCATGGTTCTTGATAACTCAGGGCCAACAGATTCAACCGTAGCTATGTTTTTAGATGATTGTAATACGTCACTGGTGCCGTCTTCATAAGCCTGTGTTAAATTAGGGTTAAGCCACCATTGCGGCGATAATTGTATTTGTCCGTCGAGTAATTCTTGATATAAAAGTTCCTGGATAAATAAATTAATATTTTGAAAGCGTAATGCATCAATTTGATATTCATATTTAATGTTAGTTGATATTACGCGCTTATCTAAAGAACCGATTAATTGCTTAATACCGACTTTAATCCGGTTATATCTAGCATCTAATTTCCTTTTTGCACCTCGAAGGTTATTAAATTGCGCCGCCGGATCCTTAGCATTGCGGGGAACGATCGGATTGCCAATGTCGCTCTTACGTAAAGAATTAATTTTCAACATCAAAATTTTCTTCGTCGTCATTCTCACTAAATTCTTCTAATTCAACTTGGGATTCAGCCTCGTGCCCTGAAACCACTCTAACTTGTTCATCTGAAAAAATTGGCTTACCCCGACCTGAATCAAAAGATTTTTTATTTATATCCATCATTTTATTACCTAAATCTAAATTATCGCTCG